CTTTACTACTGACGCAGCTAACGACGCATAAGGAATTCAGATATGAGAGACATTAAAAATAAACTTACTTCAGGTAAGAACACATCAAATATACAAACCAGAAAAGGTAAATCTTTTGGTTATCAAGTCTTAGGATTTGGTGCTGGAGGAGGTATTCCTTTCTGTAGTTTAATTGCTACAGGTGGAACAATCACAGAGTCAGGTGATTTTAAACTTCATACATTTACAGGCCCCGGAACTTTTACCGTCTGTTCTGCATCTTCAGTTAGTGATAATAACGTGGTGGATTACATTATAGTAGGTGGTGGTGGCGGTGGAGCAAGAACCCCTCCCGGAGGAGTTGGTTTAGGTGGTGGTGGTGCTGGAGGTTTTAGACTTTCAAGTTCAACTTATGCAATAGCATGTACACCCGCACAACCTAGAGGAAATGGTGTTTCTGGTGTTACAGTTTCAGCACAAGGATATACAATCGTAGTAGGTGCTGGTGGTAATAACGGTGCTCCTAGCCCTAGTCCAAGTACTAGAGGTGGTTCTGGAGCTTTATCAAGTGGATTAGGAATTGCTTCAGCCGGTGGTGGTGGTGGAGCCAATGACGGTGGTGGCGGTGGACCCGGAGGTTCCGGTGGTGGAAATGCAAATGGTTATAGTGGTGGAAATGGTTATGGAACTGGAAATGTTCCTCCCGTAAGTCCTCCTCAAGGAATGCCTGGTGGGGCTCAACTTAATAATCAAAGTCCTGCTTGGGCTGCCAGTGGTGGTGGTGGTGGATTAGCAGCTGGTGGAGCTCAATGTGGTCAAAATGCTGGAGTTGGTGGAGTTGGTGGTGGATTACCTAGTACTGTTTTTGGAACTAGCGGTGTAGTACACCCAAGTGATGGTCTTTATTATTTTGCTGGTGGCGGTGGTGGTGGTTCTAGAGCCAATACAGCTGGAACCGGTGGTTTAGGTGGTGGTGGTAATGGTTTTAATCCTGGGCCTGGTCCTGCTAATAACGGAACAGCTAACTCAGGTGGCGGAGCTGGTGGAGGTGCCTCTTCTCCTGGACCAGGAATAAGTGGAACCGGTGGATCAGGTGTAGTAATAGTAAGGTATAAATTTCAATAGGTAAATAATATGGCAACATTTGCAAAAATAACAGAAGAGAACGAAGTACTTACAGTTTTAGCATTTAACGATTCAGATATGCTACATGCTAGTGGTGCTTTAAATGAAGCAATAGGACAACAGTATTTAGAGAAACACAATAATTGGCCTGCACATTTATGGATTCAAACTTCATATAATACAAATGCTAATACACATAAATTAGGTGGCACCCCTTTTAGAGGGAACTATCCTGGAACTGGTTACACTTGGGATTCAACTAATCAAATTTTTTGGTCAACAAAACCATATCCTTCATGGATTAAAAATCTTTCAACTGCAAGTTGGGAATCTCCATTGGGCACAGAACCTGATGATTTAACTGAAGAAGAAATGCAAAATCGTGTTCACTATGAATGGAATGAAAGTGAACAATCTTGGGATAAAACAACTCCCGCAGAATAATTTTATTGACAGTTAAAGTAAACAATAATACTTTCATTAATAGGTATGCAAAAGAAAGTATTGACAGAACAAGCCGTATATTTTGGCGATGTAAAAATGCCCAAAGATTGGGAAATAGATGGAAATGATTTATCACATCATATTCTAGAAGCTGATTTTACTGGAACTGATTTTATTTTTTCAAAAACTTTTGAAAAAGTATCTACTTACATAAAAGAACATGTTTTATTAAAACACGGTTTTCAATTAATAGATCAAAAAATAACTGGAAATATATATAAACCGTTACAAATAAGCCCTCCTTTATTAAATATAAATCCAATAGATCTTAAAGACTCTCCTGATTTTACAGTGTTATATGGTGTTAAAGTTGAAGACTGTAGTGTTAAAATTTATTACGACGACAATAGAAGAAAAGGTAGAAGTTGGGATATAGATCTAACAACTAATAAATTTATCATGTTTCCATCAACTAACATGTACCATATAAATAATGATCAAAAACATTCTTTAAATTTTATTCAAACAATTACCTATGAATATATCTAATTATTATTGGTATTTTAAATCTGTTCTTCCTCCACGTTTTTGTGATGAACTTATTCAATATGCTTTAAGTAAAAAAGAACTACTGGGTGTAACAGGTAATATAAAAAATAATGAAAAAGATAAAGAAATAATTAAAGAAGTAAAAATAAAAAGAAATTCAAATATAACTTGGTTAAACGATCCTTGGATATATAAAGAAATACAACCTTATGTTCATATAGCTAATAAAAATGCTGGTTGGAATTTTGAATGGGATAGTTCAGAATCATGTCAGTTTACAAAATATAAACAAAACCAATACTATGATTGGCATAGCGATAGTTTTGATAAACCTTATGATAGACCGGGTAATCCTGAACACGGGAAAACTAGAAAACTTTCTGTTACTTGTCAGTTAACAGATGGCTCAGAATACACTGGTGGAGAATTAGAATTTGATTTAAGAAATTATGATCCAAATATGAGGGATGAAGTTAAACACTTAAGACAGGCAAAAGAAATTTTACCCAAAGGATCTATAATTGTATTTCCTTCTTTTGTGTGGCATAGGGTTAAACCAGTAATAAAAGGAACAAGGTATTCTTTAGTTCTATGGAATTTAGGGTACCCATTTAAATAATATGAATGTAAACGAATACTTTAAAACTCCTATTTGGTCAGAACAAAAAAAAGATTTTTTAAAATCTTTAATTAAAGCTACCGATAAATATATTAAAAATGCAAGAACAAGAGATAAAAAAATAATAAAACAAAATAAAGATTTTGGTTATTCTCATCACTCAACCCCTTTAACAAAAGATAATGATTTTTTAGATTTTAGAAACTATGTAGGTCAAAAATGTTGGGAATTTTTAGATGATCACGGTTATGACATGAAAAAATATACAACAATGTTTACTGAGTTGTGGGTACAAGAGTTTAGTAAAAAAGGTGGTGGTCATCATTCAGCTCACGTCCATTGGAATCAACACGTATCGGGATTTTATTTTTTAAAGGCAGGTGAAAAAACATCTTTTCCTGTTTTCCATGAACCACGAACCGGGGCTAGGGCTACAAAACTAGCTATGAAACCAGAGATAAAAGAAATTGTCAATGGTACAGAACTTGTTCACTTTAGACCTCAACCAGGAACCTTACTTATATTTCCTGGTTACTTAGAACATGAATTTATAGTAGATCATGGAAGAGAACCTTTTAGATTCATACATTTTAATATACAAGCAGTACCGAAAGATATGTTTAATCAAGATGTTTAAAAATAAAAAATATATAGTTATTAAAAATGTTATAGATAAAGACTTAGCTTTATTTTTATATAATTATCTTATGATGAAAAAACAAGTTTTTGACACTTGTGTAAAAACAAGATTTATTTCACCTTTTGAAACATTACTTGGGCACTATGAAGAAAAAGATGAACAAATTCCAAATACTTATTCTAATTATTCTGACATAGCTATGGAAACTCTAATGTTAAAATGTCAACCCGTTATGGAAAAATTTACAAAATTAAAACTATATCCATCCTATACTTACGCAAGAGTATATAAAAAAGGTGATGAATTAAAAAGACACAAAGATAGATTTAGTTGTGAAATATCTACAACCATGAATCTTGGTGGTGACCCTTGGCCAATTTATCTAGAACCATCTGGTGAGTTAGGTAAAAAAGGAATTAAGATAGATTTAAAACCAGGAGATATGTTGGTTTATTCTGGGTGTGGTTTAGAACATTGGAGAAAAAAATTTAAAGGTGAGGAATGTGTACAAGTGTTTCTTCATTATAATAATCGTAAAACACCTGGCGCTAAAGATAATATGTTTGACAAACGTCTCCATTTAGGTCTTCCATCTTGGTTTAAACGATGATATATCCCTATAATGAGGGCAGTAATCCACCATACCTACTGCCTTCTTTATAAGGATTATATATGTTACAAAAATTAGGATTTTTACCAGGATTCAATAAACAAGTTACTGAACTAGGTGCCGAAGGGCAATGGTTTGATGGTAACAATGTTAGATTTAGATATGGGTCTGCAGAAAAAATAGGTGGTTGGACTCAATTAGGAGAGGGTAGACTTACAGGTGCCGGAAGAGCTATTCATCATTGGGATGATAATAAAGGTATTAAGTATGCTGCAATTGGAACAAACAGAATTCTTTATGTATATTCCGGTGGTATCTATTATGACATTCACCCTATTAGAGTTACTTTAACAGGGGCAAAATTTACAAGTACAAGTTCTTCAAGAACGGTCACAGTAACGACTACAGGAAATCACGGTTTATTAGAAAATGATATTGTCGTGTTTGATAACGTACAAAATATTCCTGCAGCTTCAACATATGATGCTGCTACATTTGATGACATAAAATACATGGTTACTTCTGTACCTGGTGGTACAACATTTACAATTACAATGGCGGCTCAGGAAACAGGGACACCTTTAAACACAGGTGATGGTAACAGTACTTCTATTCTATGTTATGAATCAGTAGGTCCCTCACAACAACTTGGTGGTTTTGGTTGGGGTGCAGGTTTATTTGGTGGTACCAGTATCGGCGCATCAACAACAACTTTGCAAACAGCTTTAACAAACACAACCGGTACTACGGTTGTACTGACTGACACAACAGCGTTTCCGGCAGCAGGGACCATTCAAATTGGTGCTGAGTTTATCACGTACACAAATAATAATACAACTACAAATACTTTAACAGGTGGGGCCAGAGCAGCAGATGGGACAACGGCTACAACACACAACGCTGGAGTTACGGTCACTAATATTTCTGAATACGCAGGGTGGGGAGATCCTGCTTCTTCTGACTTTACTATTAACCCTGGTTTATGGGTACTAGATAATTTTGGTACAAAATTAATAGCATTAATTTATAATGGAAAATGTTTTGAATGGGACGCGTCAGCTGCAAACGCAACGGCAAATAGAGCAACAGTTCTTGCTAATGCACCTACTGCATCTCGTCATGTATTAGTTTCAACTCCAGATAGACACTTAGTA